TATCAAGAGAAACTCAACATTCTAAAGGGCAGTTATTTCAACACTGTTCCTACCACAAATAATATGCTTGTCGAAGAGACAACAAACAAACAAATCACTCAGAATATTAGTTCAAGTATGAACGCATACATGAGTACTTTGGATCGTATTGCTAAACAGAACAAAATCTAATTCCACACAAATAATAAGGAGATACAGAAATGGATTTTTCAACTACATCGTCGTATGACGTACTTACCGAAAAGTGGGAACCCCTACTTTCACATGACGCACTTCCCTCAATCGGGGATAGCTACAAGCGCAAAGTTACCGCTGTACTATTAGAGAATCAAGAGAAGGCTCTTCGCGAGCAATATCTTGTCGAAGCACCTGCTAATAGCATGGGTGGTAATTTTCAGACTGGTCAAGTTGGCACCCCTGCCAGCAACCTTGCTGGTTATGATCCAATCTTAATCAGCTTGGTTCGTCGTTCAATGCCAAATCTCATTGCTTATGATATCGCAGGTGTGCAGCCGATGACTGCTCCAACCGGTCTTATCTTTGCAATGCGTAGCAAATATGACAATAGAGGTGGTGCAGAAGCTCTGTATGCAGAAACCTTCGCTAAATTCGGTGGTTCTGGTAATACTTCTGTTGGTGCAGCTTTCTCTGCAACAGGTGGTATTAATCCTATTGATGGCACAACTGGTGGTGTTAGAGATGCTAATACTGCTGCTGCAACCAACTTTGATATGAACCAATTCCGTGGATTCTTGACTGGCACTGCTGAAACTCTTGGTGGTACTGAAGATGGTAACTTAAAGTTCAAGGAAATGGCATTTAGTATTGAGCGTATTGCAGTCGAAGCAAAGACTCGCGCTCTCAAGGCTGAATACACAACTGAGTTGGCGCAAGATCTCAAGGCCGTTCACGGACTTGACGCTGAGAGTGAACTTGCTAATATTCTTAGCACCGAAATTCTCAACGAAATCAATCGCGAACTAATCACCACAATCTACCGTGTTGCTAAAACTGGATGTCGTCAAAACGATCTAACTGCTTATGCAAGCGAAAGCACTGGTGGTGGTGTTTACGATCTTAACACCGACTCAGATGGTCGTTGGTCTGCTGAGCGTTTCCGTGGTCTCATGTTCCAAATTGAACGTGAATGCAACGTAATCGCTAAGGAAACCCGTCGTGGTAAGGGTAACTTCATGATCTGCTCAAGTGACGTTGCAAGCGCACTCACGATGGGTGGTTTCATGAATCTTGCTCCTGCTGTGACTGCAAATCTTGATGTCGATGATACTGGTAACACCTTTGTTGGTGTTCTCAATAACAAGATCAAGGTTTACATTGATCCGTATGCCAAGCTTGGTATTAACTACTGCGTAGTCGGTTACCGTGGTTCGTCACCATACGATGCTGGTATTTTCTACTGCCCATACGTTCCGCTCCAAATGGTTCGTGCAGTCGATCAGAATACCTTCCAGCCAAAGATCGGGTTCAAGACTCGTTACGGTATGGTAGCCAATCCGTTCGCAGAGAGCACCAACATCAATGCTCTAGCTTCTAATCAGTACTACCGTCTATTCCAAGTAACTAACCTACATGGTAATACTGGTTTCGGACTCTGATTTTTAAGTAACTAAACTGGGGAGAAGATTGGGGAGAGTCGAAAGACTCTCCCCTTTCTATTTGGATAAATACTAATATGACAATAGACACCGATTTTCTAACAGATACCACAAGACCAGCTACACATAATTACCTGAGTACTAATTATTTTAGATTGGCAATTAGTAGAGCACCAACAGTATCTTACTTTGCTCAATCAGTATCACTTCCATCTATTAACATCGCAGAATTAAGACAACCAACAACATTAAGCACTAATATTCCTGTTCCCGGAAATGCTTACACGTTTCAGCCATTACGAGTGCAGTTTTTGGTAGACGAGTCTATGCGAAGTTGGCAAGAAATTTATAATTGGATTAAGGTGTTAGGCAACTATAAAGATTCTACTGATACCCTATCGCATCATGATAAATATTCAGATTTAACTTTAATCATAACCAATAGTGCATATAAAGCTAAATTCGAAGTCGTATTTAAATATGCATACCCATCGGCTTTGTCTGAGCTTCCATTCTCAATAACTGCAGTGGACAATGTTCCTGTATTAGCCACTGTAGATTTTACATACACATATTATGAATTCAATGTATTGACTTCTCCTTGATATGTGATATGATTAAACATTATGACTTTTGATGAATTAAAAGAAATGATTAAGAAAGACATTTCTCTAGACGAGACACAGCTCGATAGAGAATCTGTACGAACACCCCAAATTCACAATAAGTATTTGATTTTCTTCATGGAAGAAAAGCTCTCTTTAACTCGAATGAATACAGAACTAGATAGTCTGAAAACTAAAAAGTGGCTATATTATAGTGGAAGAATGAGTGCAGATGAACTTAAAGAAAATGAATGGGAGCAGTTTGATCTACACGTTCTAAAGCAAGACTTAGATCGTTTAATCGAATCCGATAGCGCAGTGATTCGTCAAAAGATGAAAGTAGAATACCAAAAAGAAAAGGTAAGCTACTTAGAAAATGTTATCAAGATAATCAACAATCGACAATGGACAATTCGCTCCATTATCGACTGGACAAAGTTCACTAGTGGTCAGTAATAAATACTAGTATGTCCGATCTGGTAATTGAAGATCTAAATTCGGTTTACGTTAAAATAACATGCGAACGTGGTATTGCTAAGGAATTGAATCAATACTTCACGTTTGCTGTTCCGAATCATCAATTCACACCAGCATATAAAAACAAAATTTGGGATGGTCAAATACGGCTATTCAATCTATTCACGCATACGATATATGCTGGGTTGGTTGATTATGTTGTTAAATTTGCTAACGATAGAAACTACTCAGTTGAGCATCCAAACCGAGTAGATAAGGACTACACCGAAGATCAGATAGCAAAATACGTTGAAGAGTTTATAAAACCAACTGCGTTGGGAAAACGAATATCTGCACATGATTATCAAATACGAGCGATAACAGAAGCGATACAGAAGGAAAGAACTCTTCTTCTATGTCCTACTGGTAGTGGCAAATCTTTAATAATATATTGTCTTAGCCGTTTCTTTTTGGATCACATAAAGCCAGAAAAGAAAATACTTATAGTCGTCCCAACTGTCGGTCTTGTTTCTCAGATGTATAGTGACTTCGAAGACTATTCAAAAGAAAACAAATGGTCGGTTGGTAGATACTGCTACACTATATCATCAGGTAAAGAAAAAGACACACATAAGCGTGTTGTTATTTCTACATGGCAAAGCATTTATAAGATGCCTAAAGAATTCTTTGATCAATTTGAAATGGTTGTCGGAGATGAATGTCATTTATTCAAAGCAAAGTCATTATCATCACTTATGTCAAAACTAACTGATTGTCCTATTCGTGTAGGAACAACAGGAACGCTAGATGGAACACATACACATAAATTAGTCATTGAAGGACTATTTGGAAGGGTACTTAATGTTACAACAACCTCTACACTCATTAAAAAGAATTTGCTGTCAGATCTCTCTATTGACTGTCTTCTATTGCAATACACTCCTGCAGATATTGAAGAGTCAAAGAGGATGTTATACAAAGAAGAAATCAAATGGCTAATTCTAAATCGAAAAAGAAATGCATTTATTAAAAATCTTTGTGCAGGGCTTAAAGGAAATACTTTATTACTGTTCAACTTTGTAGAGCTTCATGGTAAACCACTATATGAAACATTCAAACGAGATATAACTGACAAAGATATATTCTTTATTCATGGAGGAACAGATGCTCAGCAGAGAGAAGAAATTAGAAATGTTGTAGACAAACAGACTAATAGTATTCTAATTGCTTCGTATGGAACCTGTTCTACCGGAATAAACATAAGAAATATTCACAATATTGTATTTGCCTCTCCTTCCAAATCTGTAATACGAGTGTTACAGTCTATTGGAAGAGGGTTGCGTAAGAGTGAAACCAAAACAGGGGTTCATGTATACGATATTGGGGATGATTTACGTCATAAAAAGTATCGAAATCATTCGTTGAATCATATGGACGAACGCATAAGAATATATACTAGAGAGAAGTTTAAGTACCGAGTAGTATCTCTCCAACTCAAGGAAAATAAATGACACAAATTTTCAGAGTAATAAAATTAAGAAGCGGCGAAGAATTAATCGCTGAAATTGCTGGTTCAGAAAATGGTAAGGTTACTTTAAGTAAACCTATGATATTTAAGACCATTTCTATTCCTGATTCTTACGGCAATATCAAAGAGGGTGTAATTCTTAAGAATTGGTTATCATTTGGTAAGCAGAGTGAAACTACCATTCCTACTGATTTTATAGCCACTACTCT